AAGAAACTCCTGAAGAAGCTCCGGAGGCGGGTGAAGAAGCTCCAGCAGAAGAAACTCCTGAAGAAGCTCCAGAAGCTGGTGAGAAAAAATCTGAAAAAAATGCTAAAGAAAAGCCTTCTAAGAAAAAAGTAGCTAAAGAAGAGCCATCAACAGAAAAAGCTAAAATACCTAATCCATTTGCGCCGTGATGAAAAAATTAAATACAAAAATATGGGATTCTGAAAATTCTTTAAAAAAAGAAATTAGAAAAAATTTGCTTAGAGTTGCAAATGATTTTGTTAAATTTTTAAAGATAAAAAATTTAAAAGTAATTGATGTTACTTTTACAGGTAGTTTAGCAAATTATTTTTGGCATTCTAAATCTGACATAGACATTCATATAGTAGTAGATTTATCTAATTTTTCTAGTAATGCAGCATTTATTGAAGAATATTTGATGTCTAAAAAATTTGTATGGAATACAAACCACGCCATAAAGATATATGGTTTTGAAGTAGAAATTTATCCAGAAATAAAAGGTAGCAATCCAGAAACTAATGGGGTATTTTCTCTTGTAAAAAATAAATGGGTTGTAAAGCCAATAGAATCATCTTCTACACATAATAAAAATGAATTGAATACTAAGGTAAATAATATTAGATTAGAAATATTAAATTTAGAGGAAAAATCTAAAAAATGTAATAAATCTTCATGTGAAAAATTAATTAAACAATGTGAAAAATTAATGCATCGTTTAAGAGATAAAAGATATATTGCATTGCAAGAAATTGGTGAAATGGCTATAGACAATTTAGTATATAAAGAATTAAGAAAAAGTGGGTTATTAGAGAAATTAAGTAAAATGAAATATTCTATATATGATTCAATGTTTACATTAGAAAATATATATATAAAAAATAAAAATATTATTTTAGAAGTGGGTAATAAATATATATTAAATAGAAATATTGGTATATTGCATTCTAATAAAGATGATAAGATAAGATTATTTAAAATAGAAAATAATAATATTTACTATAGAAACATTAGAAATAGAAAACAATACAATATTTCAGAGGAAGAATTAAAAGAATTTATAGATAAGGATTTCATTAAATTAATTAAATAGGTGAAATATGCGTAAGAAAAAAATGGGTTATATATACCCTCGTAGGATCAAAGATACTATGGCAGGAATAAATACAGTCACTAGTATAAGCACATATGTTGCAGACGAAGAAACAAAAAAAGCTATAGAAGGCGAATCTAATAGAAAACAAGAACGTGAAAAAATATTACAAGAAGCAAGACAGCCGTGGTTTTGTCCAAAATGTGGGCATATCATGTCAAAACGTCAAGATTCTAAATATTGGTATAGATATGGAAAATGTATGGATTGTGTTTTATTAGAAGAAGATGAATTAAAATTAAAAGGCGAATTTAAAGAAAAGGTTTCTGAAGTTTCGATACAAAATTTCAGAAGATTTTTAGAAGATTCTAAATTAGCTATTGAAGAATATATGAGCACTTTAACAGGCGAATGGAAAGTGGCTAGAGAAGATGGTACTGTTGAAATAGTAAAATCTGATCCAGAAAAAGAACGTAAAATGCTACAAGATGAATTAGATTATATAAATAATCAGTTGATGATATTAAATTCACAAACACCTGAAGAAGAAGCTGAGTTACTTGAAAAATTTACCGAAGAAGTGGAGAATGGCCATGCGTGATATAAATGATATTGATAAAAGTATTGAATTCATAGAGTTTGGAATCAAAATACTTAATACTAAAGAAATAAAATTATTTCCTTTTCAAACTAAAATATTATATAAATTATTAAAAGAAGATAAAATTATAATATTAAAAGCCAGACAAATGGGAATAACTAATATATTTACATTATATGCATTATATAAAATAATAAATAATGATTCATATAGTGCATGTATTGTATTTAGCAATCACAGTGTAATTAAAATGTGGAAAAAAAATTTAATAGAAATTTTACGGGAATTTGGATTGACAGATATATCTAAACCAACTGATAATAAAATTATATTAAAAAATAATTCGTATATACATATGTTAAGTGCTAGATCTTTGGATGTAAAAGATGTAAAATCATACGATTTTACATATGTTGATGAATGTGCATTCTATCCATCGCTTAATGATGTACGTACTGAATATTATGATGCATTAGCATATACTTCCACACCAGCAGTAATACATCCACAGCATTTTTATTCTGATATACAGAATATTCCGACATCTGAAAATTTAATTATATCATCTACAGCAGGAAAAGTTGGTTCGGACTTTCATAAATTGTGGAAAGCCAATAAAAACGGGCTGGGAGATTTTTATCCGATAAAATTGCCATGGGATATAAATCCAACGAGAGATAGTAGTTGGTTAGAAAGACAAAAGACATGTATGGGTAAAAAAATGGTTAATGCAGAGCTTAAATGTAAATTTATAAAAGATAAAAAATGAGGGAATATGATTGTCTCAGAATATAGATGATTTAAATATAAAAGACGTAATAAAAGCGGAATGGATTAGATGTGCTAATGATCCAATATATTTCTTTAAGAAATATTGTTGGATACAAAACAATAAGCAAGGTAAAATTAAATTTAATTTATGGCCATTTCAAGAGAAGGTATTGGATGAAATGATAAAACATCCATACAATATTATTTTGAAATCCAGACAGTTAGGTATATCTCAATTATCTGCAATGATGGCATTGCATTTTATGATATTCAATAGCGATAAATTTGTACTAGTTATAGCAACTAAACAAGATGTTGCCAAAAATATTGTAAAGAGAGTAACATATACATATGATAATTTACCTTCATGGATCAAAGCACAAGTTGAAAGTATAGAAAAAAATAAATTAAGTCTTACTTTAACAAATGGATCTGGAATTAAAGCTATATCTTCATCAGGAGATTCTGGTAGATCTGAGTCTATTTCTATGCTTATTGTAGATGAGGCTGCATTTATTGATAATATGGAAGAAATATGGGGATCTATTCAACAGACGCTTCCTGGTGATAATAATGGGCGTTGTATTGTACTTTCATGTGTTGTTGGAGATACTTATGTTTATACTAATCGTGGTATAAAGAAGATAAAAGATTTTGATCCGAAAAATATTCCTGGTGATTATCAAATAGATAATTATTCAGTATTAGGAAAGAATGTTTTAAGAGAAGGAAATTTATTTAAAAATTCTGGACTTACTGATACTATTAAAATAATAACTAAACATGGCGAATTGGAAGGAAGTAAAATACATAAATTGTGGGCATACAAAGCCAACATAGAAAAATATGGATGGTATAAATTAGAAGAGTTGGAAATTGGTGATTATGTTAGTATGCAAATTGGAAGCGAGGTTTGGGGAAATAATGATGAAATAAATGTTAATTATTCAAAATCAAATAAAATTAAGCATAATTTTATTTTTGATAAAATAACGCCAGAATTAGCATATTTATTTGGTTTATATATATCAGAAGGCTCAACTTATAAAGTATATAATAAACAAACTAATCAATTAGTTGGTGGTAATATAACTATAACATGTGGAGATCCAGAAATAACATGGGTTTTTGATAAATTAAATATTAATTATAGTTGTTGGGATGGATTACATTATACATTGTCTAGTAAATTATTAATTGAATTATTTGAACATGTTGGTTTTGATTTATCAAAAAAAGCACATGACAAAGTAATACCTGATAGACTACTCGAAATGAGTAGAGAAAATATAATAAGTATGCTTCGTGGTATTTTTGATGGTGATGGATCTTCTGCAGGGGGGAAAGTTAGTGTTACATCTAGTTCATTAGAATTAATAAAACAAATACGAGCGCTATTAATAAATTTTGGAATATTGTCTAGTTATCTTATTCATGATAAAGATAAAATGAATTCATACAATAGTGTAAAAAATAAATTTAATTATGATACTCATGTATTAGAATTGTATGGAAAAAATGCAGTATTATATTTTGAAAAGATTGGTTTTTCGATTAAAAGAAAACAGGAAAACTACAATCTAATTTTAGATTCAAATTTTTCTAGAGGAACTTCACATAATATAATTCCGAATTCAATATCGTTACTTAAAACAATAAAAATGAAAACCGATGTATCGGCTTCAGACATATTTACTATTACTGGAAGGCGTATGTGTTTGTATGCCAATCAAACATCTGATTATAAAACTAAAAATATATCTAAGGACGTGGTATTATCTTTTTATTCAGGATTTAAACATTGTTTATCAGAAGAAGATATTAAATATTGGGATAAGATAGTAGATCCATCATTAGTTTGGGTAAGTATTAAAAAAATAGAATATGATAAAAAAATAACATATGATTTTTCTTTACCAGATAGTGATGATTTTTGGTGCCATTCTGTAATATATAATGGATTTTTAGGCCATCAAACTCCCAATGGTGTTGGTAATTGGTATTACAAAGAATGGGTTAAAGCAAAAGAGGGTGTTGGTGAATTTTATCCAATACGATTACATTGGTCAATGCGCCCAGATAGAGATCAAGCGTGGAGAAATCAGCAGGATGTGTTACTTGGTGAGAGATTGGCATCTCAAGAGTGTGATGCTAACTTCTTAACATCTGGTAATACATTAATTAATTCCAAAACAATTCAATATTATTTAGATGAAATGATTAAACCACCTACAGAAAAAAGAAAGCCATTTTTAAATAAAGGTATTGAAGATGAATCATTTTGGATATGGAAATATCCACAAGATGGAAAATCATATATCATGGGGGCGGACGTTGCTAGAGGAGATGGATCTGACTTTTCGGCTTGTCATGTTTTTGAATCAGATACTATGATACAATGTGCTGAATTTAAAGGACAAATAGATACTGTAGAATTTGGTAAATTTTTAGTTATGGTTGCTAATATGTATAATCAAGCTTTATTAGTAGTTGAAAATAATAATTCTGGATGGTCTACTATTCAAACTATAGTTAATTTATATTATCTAAATTTATATTATACAGCCGATAAAGATATTGTTATAAATCCAGATGTAATAAAAACCAATAAATTAAATGCAAAGCGAAATAAATCCGTTCCTGGATTTTCTACTACGAGTGCAACTAGACCTGCAATGATGGATAAACTGGAAAAATATTTTTCAGATAATAGTGTTATTATTTACAGCGAAAGAACTATGTATGAAATCCAATCTTTTATTTGGAAAAATGGAAGGCCGGAAGCAGCACCTGGGTTTAATGATGACTTGGTTATGTCATTAGCAATAGCATTGTGGGTGAGAGATACATCAATGGAGTTAATGAGAGCAGGTCAATTTAGAACGCAAGCATTGATAGATAGTGCAATGGTAGTTAAAGGTGAATTGGATACATCACAGATGCCTATAGGATATATGACTGATGCTAATCCATATCAAATGAAAATATCAAATGATTTTGATGAGTATGAAGATTTATCAGAATGGCTTTAATTAAAGAAGAAAATAAATGAAAAAAATAGTATTTATTGTTAACATGTTATCTATAAATAATTGTAAAACTAGTAAACTATATAATTTTAAAATTTTTTAATCAAAAAAAAAATAATTTTTTTATATTTATATATAAAAAATCAAAATAAGGAGAAATATAATGATTGATAAAGCCCAAAAAACTAAAATTTTAATGGAAAATTTTAAAAAAATATGTCATTTCAGAAAATAATACCGACATATTAGAATTAAATAAATATGCTCGCACTTTATATTCAATATTTAAAAAAAATGGGATAGATGTAGAAATCGCTACAACTAAGCCGTCTAAACCAGTTTCATCAAATGAAAATTCAAAACCAAATGCTAGCATATATACTTGGAAATTTAATCAAATGCCAGCATTAGTTTGTATAATACATGATGTTAGAAAAATAGATTCTGAAACTAAAAAAGCGATTGAAACTCAAGTAAATAATACAATGCCAAATAATTTCCAACGCAAAACAGTGGCAAATCAAGGATGGGAAAGTGAAATAGTAGAAATGTATTTCAGAATAAAAGCCGAAAATAGAGCAGAAAAAGATATTGCAAATCAAAAAAGAAATAAAATATTGCCATAAAAATTAACAATATGCATATTAATATTATGCAAAACAAAGTAAACAATACTGTCAATATAAAATTTAAAAATAATGATATATTATATAGATATAATAAATTTTTAAAATATATGGAAGATATTGGAAAATTATTTAATAATTAATAATAGGAGTTCAATAATGGCATTACAAAAAACAAAAACATATGATAATGGATTTTCATCTGAATATCACAAAATTTCATCAATTTCAGTTGATTTTAATAGAAAGCAATTTTATGTAGATATGTTTTCATATAAAGATCAGGCTACTAGAGATGCTAATAAATCTGAAGTAGAAAGAAGAGGATATTCATTTGTATTCCCAGAAAATGTAGAAGAAATAGATAGACCTACTGTATATAGTTTATTAAAAGCTTTACCAGAATTTGAGGGTGCAACTGACGTATAAATAAATAATTTTTTCTGCCATTCGTGTTAAAAATTATAATTTTTTATATTTATATATAAAAATAACATGAGGAAGTAAAAAATGACTAAACAACAATTATACGAACTTTCATCTAAACTTGTGAAGAAATTCGGTGATGAAATATTAAACGAATCTTTTGATTTNNCGACAATCAATGAGTTATTACAATTAGTATCTCCTGCAAGTAATGACTTATTAGTTATATACGATTATGATACTGATACTGTAAAATCGATAACATACAGCGATTTATTTAATAATGTAACTTCACAAATATATTGGATATCTGGTAGTAATAATTTTATAACTACTACTAAAGATATTGATTTACAAACAAAACTACAACATGGATTATTTTCATCCGCATCTGGTCCAAAATCTCATGCCGAGGGCGAATATACTACCGCAGCAGGATCATATTCTCATACCGAAGGATCATATACAACCTCCGTCGGATACGCATCTCACGCAGAAGGATATTATACAATATCATCTGGATCATACTCTCATGTACAAGGAACTTATAACACTATAGATACAAATCCATATTCATTTATAATAGGAAATGGTACATCAGACGCTAATAGATCAAATTTAGTTTATGC